AATATACCGCATCTTACTAATCAAGCTGCATTAGAAGATAAAGGACTACCGTTTACATCAAAGATAATAGTGTCCACTTCGAATGTAGCTCCATCTGCCCTTCAAAGAAAAGAAATCACATCACAGGAAGCCTTGAAACGTCGAATGAAATTTGCTGTAGAATTTGTCAACGATGAAACCGCGGATTATGATCCTATGTTAGGGGCCAAAATCCGCATATTTCGATTAGATCCTCTAGCTGCTAGTAGAGAAGCTGTCCCTATAAAGGACGCTCAAACTCTCTGCGCTATGATTCTGAAAGAATACATCGATTGGTATAAATTACAACAAAACTTGATTGCTAATGGTGGTGCAAGTTCGGAATGTGTTGATAACATGCTCCAATTTGTCACTGAATCTGCCCCCCGAAAACAAGAACCCACTGTACCCAAAGAGATCGTTCAGGAAGAAAATACTACCAGTGAAACAACGACTTTGGAACCGACCTCACTTATAAGTTATTTTAAGAACTTATACAGTCGAGTTGAAGAAGTACCGCCTATTAAAATAGTAGGTACACTTCAAGGTTACAACATCGAACAGTTCGAAACCTCTGACCCTCATTATATTGAAGTTAATGAGATGTACAGAGCTTATCGGAAAAACGCTGAATGTATGACTTCATATCCCGTTGGACTTCTTCAATTCCTTTATGATTATAAAGTATTGAGTGAAGAGATAAAATCGGCACAGGAACAACTTGATGGTGCCTCAAGCTGGTTATCAAAAACTTTAGCGTTTTTGAGATCCAGACCTTTGTGGCAATATCTTGGGCTAGCTCTCACCATGATAGCAAGCTATAAGATGTTCTCAAGTTTAATGTCCGGCTCCCCTACAGAACCCCCGGAAGCTACTGCTGTGCAGTATGATTACGGAAAACCCATAAGGAAACCCCCGAAGGTAGCGAAGACTGTCACCCCTACTAGTACCACTATGGATGCTTATAGAGAGGACTTCTTAACTACTGGAACTGATTGTAATGCAATGGAATTGGTTTTAAATTCTCTGATCGGAATGCGGAATAGTCAGGTTAGTTGTACCTTTAGGTAACGACTATCAAGTTGAAACCGCAGTTGCTGTTAGAGTAGGTGGTACTAGTATTCTTGCTAATCACCATGTCTTTGCTAAATTTAAGGAAGGACAGGAGTTTATTATAGAAATACCCCACTACTTGAACGCAATGAAACCCGTTGTTCAGAAATTTAATTCGAAGAGACTGTGCAGAATTGGTAAGGCTGATGCTTGCATCTATAAATGTGACAATTCTATGCCTCAGGCAAAGAATTTAGTTCATCATTTTTCATTGGATGAAGTTAAGGTCAAATCAACAAACGCAGTCATTGCAACCCGGAACCCCGAAGCTATGTATGTGTCAAATGTAATCGCAACTCCTGTGACAAAACCTGAGTCTTATACGGATGAATTTGGAACAGTTGAATATAGCACTCTTGGAGGTTATCAAGTATCAAACTATGTAACTTCTAAAGGAATGAGCGGATCATTGCTAGTTGCTTTGGATCCCTACAACCCTCGCAAGTTGTTAGGAATACAAACGTCTAGACATGTCCAATCTAAAATCGGCTATTATCAACCTATTACACAATCAATGTTAAACGAAGCTCTTAGTTGTGTTGGAGAGGACTTATCCTCAACTCCAGCTGAGAGAGAGTTTGTCGCAGAAGCTTGTTCGGTTGTATTTGATGAACAGTGCCCCCCGAACCTTGGAAAACAATCATTGGTCTATATCGGAAAATTGAACAAATCTTCTCAAATTCAATTTCAGAAGAAGTCGAAGTTAACTCCCAGCCTGATACAAGATGAGTCTACTTTAACCAAAGCTCCCGCAGCATTGGATAAATATGACGAAAGACTCTCAGATGATGTTTATGGTAAAGATCTCATGTATAAAAACATGGAAGGATACGATACAGCATTATACGGAGGAGTGGACACTAAGATATTAGACGAAGTAACAGAAATGTTATCAGTCGAGTATCGGTGTCGAAGATCAGTACCTGGAATAACTAGACGACTTTTGGATGAAAATGAGATGATCAACGGAATACCTGGTAAGATAAATGCGATAGATATGACTACTAGTCCTGGATATCCATTTGTGAAGCAACGCACACTTACTGGAGTTAACGGAAAACATGAGTGGTTTGACGAAACTATCGCGGAAAGTGGTAGAAAGTTATACTCTCCTAGACCTATACTCGCCGCAAGGCTTGTAGAGAGAGAGAGTGCTGCTCAAAACGGAAAACGGATTGAATCTATTGCTTATACCTGTTTAAAGGATGAAACCAGGCCTCTGGCCCGAGTCGAACAAGGTGTAACAAGAGTATTCATATGCTTACCCATGGATTTTAATTTACTTATTCGAAAATATTTTGGAATGTATACGGCAACCCAACATGCTTTAGCTGGACAGATATCTTCTAGTGTAGGTATCGATCCTGTAACAGGATGGAAAGGTTTGTATAGCAGATTAAGATCAAAAGGTGAACAATGGGAAGATTTTGATTACAAGAATTGGG